GTGAACTATTATATCATCATTCTCATACTCAATTTTACTCTTCTCCTCATCCCAAATTTGTCTCTTACGCAACACCAATTCGGACGGAAAGCCTGCCTGTAGCTCCTCTATGGTAATTCCCGTTTTCTTCATTAACCTTTCAACACTCCCATCACGCAAGTCTCCCTTTAAAAACAACTCAAACCACTTGTCCTCGTCTACTCCATAATGCTTAGAAATGTAATAATAAACATACCTTACAAAATCGTAAGCTATTTTATTAGTTCCTTTAGTGTCATAAGCGTGCCCTATACATGCCATCATACAATCTATTGGGGTTCGTTCCTCCCCTTTTCCATGAGCTAACTTCACAACCGTCTTATACAATGATTTATACGACACTACTAAGGGAAGATCGGCATCTTTCGATTCAATAAAGGTCCTTTGTAAAAATACAACACCTTGTACCAAATAGCCTCCACTGCCATCAGGGATAGACAGGAAAGGTACTTCCCGTTGTATCTCTTTGAACTCCCAAGCAAAAGCCTTGCCGCAAAAATCTGCAAAAGCATCAATGTTCACCCACTTCTTTATAATATCTCGACATCCCAATACTAAGTTATCTCCATAGACCATGAGGGGTACTAGCCTATCAGTTATCTCCTTACGTATTTTGTTAGCAATTAGGGGGTTTACAGACATTGTATGTATTAAAAATAAGCAAAAGGCAAATGCTAAAATCCATGAATCGCCGTGAGATGTAGACAGGGATCCGCTTGGCATACAACCCATTATTACTACCCATATATCATGGAACTGATGTACTATCTTATACGCTAGGTTTTGCCCATACAATTTACAGAGCATACGATAGACTCTTTCCATAGCTGGGCCTGTATTATCTTTATCTAGATAGTAGACGGCTGTCGCGGCATACAGTTGTAACAATGCCGCAAGGATTCCTGTATCTTGTCCTTTAATATCACTCGTCCAAAAATTCATCGTAGGTACATCATAACGCATGAACTGCGCTGCTCTAAATGCCCCTCCATAGTCCCACTTATGCCCTATCCTTATCACGTTTCCTCGTTCAACTTTCTGCCTAAATCCCTGGCATAGAATTCCAATTTTATAGTCAGGATAGGACATTATGAAATACTCACGAGCTTTCTCCGCAATACGGTCTAATTCCTTCTGTAACTCCTCTTCGGATAAGAGCCACCATTCATCTGGCAGTATATGCATTTCTTGCTTCAACACCATATTTGCTACTGGATCGGGGTGACGTGGCGTTCCACCATTCAGTATGTCTTCAATCATTTCCCAAACAACTCTATTGGTGTAGTCCTCTTGATCTTTCTTTTTGCCATTCACGGTGAAAGTTTTCTTAACA